GCGCTCCAGCTGCTGATCAATAAGGCTAAGGACGAGAACGGTGAAGCATTGTTTCTTGCTGGCGAGATCGACGTTCTTAAGAACGAAGTGAAGGACAAGGATCTTCAGTCTTTGATGCTGGCGATTCTGACTGACGATGAGCAAGAGGCTATCGACCCAAAATCCTGAGCGCTGAGCTTCGGAAAGACAACTGGTTGATGCTGCAATTTGGCATCGCTAAGGAGCTTGGCATAACGCTGTCAGAGCTACGCGCGACAATGACAGCTGAGGAGGTTGTCGGTTGGAGCGCGTACTTTCAGATTTTGAACGAGGACCAAGAGAAGGAGTTAGCAAAGGCCCGCAGGCGCAGGTAGAGTATTGAAATAGGATTCGGTCGTTTTCTGTGGCTACTTACTCGGGGACTATCGACCTTCGGGTAACGGGCAACGCGCTTAAAGAAGTTACTTTAGTTGAAAAACGCATAAACGAAATCAGGTCTCTTACAAAGAGCTTAAAACCTGCTCCAAATTTATTTGACAAAAGAGGCAACGAGAGAATTGTAAAAGCAAAAGAAGAACTTAGAAAACTTGTAAACGAGTATGGCAAGGGTACTGGAGCTGGAAAAAGATTTTCTAACACTCTTGCCGGGTTAAATTCTCAAATTTCTGCGTTTGGCAAGATCATCGGCAATGTAAATATAAAGAGCGATGAATTTGTCAGCGCAGTAACAGCGCAAGAAAAAGCTTCTCGCCGTTTAGCGAGGGCTGAAGCGGAAAGACTGAAAGTTCAAACTCAAGTCAATACTGCTAACACTGTTGGCCGAGCAACGTCAGTCCAAGAAACGCTTGATCTTGGCAAGGTTATTCCAAAATCTATTGCGGGATTAGAGCTTTATCAAAGAGAGCTACAGGAGACTTTTAGGAATGTAGAAATAGGTTCTGAGTCGTACAGGGAGCTTCGCAATGAAATTTTGCGAGTAAACGCGCTAATGCGCGATTTTGAGATGAATGCTCCTGCCCCATCAAGTCCTATTGGCGGACGAACAGATATTCCTGGCTCTCCAGCAGCATTAGCGGCTGACAGAAGGGCAAGAGCGCAAAGAAGATCGCAAAGGGGGCGAGATATTCTTACTGGCGCAGGTTTTCCGCTGTTGTTTGGCGGCGGCCCAGCTCAAGCGCTTGCTGGTGGTATCGGTGGAGCGTTTGGAGGACTTGGCGGATCTATTGCTGCATCAGCGATTGCTTCTCAGGTTGAAGCATTCGCGACAGCTGCTGCTCAGGCCGGTCAAGCCCTTAATTCAACGGGTGGAGCGTTAGATCTTGTGCGTGAAAAATCGTTGTTTAGCAAGGCTGGGAATGAAGAGCTTGCCGCACAGTTAGAAGAGCAAGGCGATGTTGCCGGTCTTGCTGCGCTTTTGACGGAAGAACTAGTAGACAAAATTGGCAATAATGGCGTTCAAGCCTTGCAAGATCTTGGAACAGAGACTGACGAAACAACACGTTTGTGGAATGAGTTGACCTTGCAATTGCAGGCTCTTATTGCTGGTCCTTTGACTGACTTTTTGAAAATAGTCAACCAATTTTTAGGCGAACAAGGTAACAGGGCTCGCCTTGCAGCACTGCAAAAAGATTTAGCAGGAACAGAGGCTGGGGGTCAGCTTGCGGCGGAAATTGAACGTCTTCGTCCCACGAGTCAAATTCTTCAGCAAGGCGAAACGCGAACTATTAAAGGCGTTTTAGACCCGAAGGATGTTACAGCACTGTTGGAAAAGTTCATTCCAGAACGTCCCCCTTCTACAGTCCGCATTCCTCAAACAGCTGCAGATCAGCGACGATTCGCTGTCAAAGACACAGCAGGCGAGAAGGCTGCACGCGAAGAAGCACGTATCCAGCAAAGGTTGGCAGCACTTGAGGTGGAGCGGCAGAAGATACTTGAGATTTCCGGCTTTAAAGACAAGATTGCTGCGGCTGAGGCTGCACAAGACGCACAACTTGTTATTCGTCTGCAGGGCGAGCAAAGAGTTGCTCAAATTGAAGCCAAGCGTTTAGCAGATCTGACAAAAGTTAAAGATCAAAGAGTAATTGACTCAATCAATATCACGGCAGCGACTGAAAAGCTTGCAGCACAACGTGAGACTGAGCGTCAAATAACGGAAGAGCAGCGTCAACGTCAAGAGTTTTTTGAGACAACCATAGCGGATCTTGAGCATCAGCTTGAGATGACAGAAGCCACCAGTCAGGCAGAACGCGATCGCTTGAAGATTGCGAGAGAGATGAAAAAGCTTGAAGACAAAGGCCTAAAAGGAGATCAGCTAACACAAGCTCAAGGAATCATGGAGCGTTTGGCTGCAGCGCAGCAGCCTCTAAATGCCTTTATCCGTAAGACCACTGAAGACTTGAATAATCTGCAGCAGGTTGCTGTTGATGTTTCTCAGGGTATTGGCAACGCGATTGGTAGCTCACTGGTCAACGGTCTGCAGAGTCTGGTCACTGGAGCGGCAAGCATCAAGGAAGTCTTTGCCAACTTGTTGAAGAGTGTGGCTGATGTTTTGGCAAATACTGCTGCGAAGATGATTGCGCAATACATCGCGATTGGCATTGCCAGGATGTTTGCTGGCATGGGCAGTTATGGAAGTGGCGCTGAAAAACCTTTGACCTCTGGTCTTGATTTTTCTAGTGCATTCTCAAGCGGTGGTTTTGGCATTTCAGCAGCAGAGGGTGCGTATGTAAATGGTCCGACTAAAGCGCTTGTTGGTGAAGGTGGTGAGCCTGAATACGTTATTCCTGAAAGCAAGATGCGCGAAAGCATGTCGCGTTATTCGCGTGGTGCTCGCGGTTCTGCGGTCATACCAGAAGCAGGTAGCTCTGGAACGTCAGGCGAAGGTGGCGGAGTTGCAGTTGCCGAACCAATCGACGTTCGCTACACCGTGGAACGCATCAACAGTGTTGACTATGTGACGGCAGATCAGTTCCAGCGTGGAATGCGACAAGCTGCAGCTCAAGGTGCAGACCAGGGAGAAAAGCGTGCTTTGTTTACCCTTAGGCAAAACACCGCACAACGTAAGAGGATTGGTCTCTGATGTCATCAGCACTCGCTTTTGCTCACTATCTCATTCTTGAAACCAAGAACGCAACGCAATCTTTTTATTTTCAGAATTACTGGGTTTCAGAGGATGCTTCGTACAGCGGCGTGACTTACGGTTTTTTGCCTTTTGCGTTTTCAGGCATGACCATAACTAAGGCTGGAGACAACCAGCCTGCAACCCTCGCTTTCCCAAACAACGAGCTGACAAGGTCTTGGGCGACTGATGCAGTCGAAAACGAGTTTATTGCAAAAATCAGAACAATGATTATTGATGCTGACGACAAAAGTAACCCTACTTCTCTAAATGAATACGTGGCTCAGGTCGTTAGCGGTAAATGGGATAGCACTGCTTTGACGTTGGAGCTTGCGTCAGTCTTTGATGCGGTTGGCGGAGACGTACCACGAAAGCGTTTGACGAAAGATCTTGTGGGGCACTTGCCGTTGACCAGCAGCGTCAGGGTTGCGTGATTGATTTAATCGGCAAGCCCTATGTTTTAGGTGCTGATGGCACCGGCTCAGACGGAGCAATCGACTGCATTCACTTGGTTTATGTGGTGTTGGAACGGATGAGGATTCCAACGCCTAAGTTTCAGGATGACTGGTATAACCAAAGCGTTAGACAGTACGGGCGAGACCTATTGAAATGGGGAACCCGAGTTGACGAACCACAGTACGATGGGGACGTGTTACTGCTGGACCAGGGCGATCCTGTCTTTGCAGTCATTTGGAGCGGAGGATGTCTCTACATCAACAGGCATTTGAAGGCGGTGGCATGGTGCCCTATCGGCACTCTTTCCAGCAGCCATTGCTTCCGTATGAGAAACGGCTGATCCAAGCTTTAGGTTGCAGCGAGGAAGAGTATCGACAGTTTGCTCAAGAGGTGGAGCGGCGTGTAAGCGAACGTCCTGAAGAATATGCGCATATTCCAAATGTAAGAAACGATGCAACAACGGTTGCGATCGTCAGCCTTGTCGTCAGTGTTTTAAGCAGTGCGGCTGCGATTCTGCTTGCACCAAAGCCGCCTGACTTCAGCAACAGAGGCGTACGTCAAAAGAAACTTGGTGGGATTCAAGGGCGAGACATTTACACCCCAACAGTTGGTTTTGATGCAGCTCAAGACTTAGCTGAGTACGGCCAGATCGTTCCAATCGCATTTACTCGCAAAGAAACGCTGCCAAACGGCAGTACATCAGGGGGCTTGCTGGTTTCGCCTCAGCTGGTGTGGTCGCGAATGAAGAGTCGTTACTCTTTTCAGATCGCTGAAATGGTGATGATCGTTGGGCAAGGCCCGATGGATCGTCCTGATCTTGCGGGAATTTTTCTGGGCAATAACGCGCTTGATGCTCTCTACGAAGACTATTTTGATTTTTTCTATACGAATGGATCAGAAGAAAAAAGCCGACTAAAGAATTTTCACCGTCGCTATGGCAATTTTATTGAGCCTAGTGGCGACGAGGCGTTTACTGCACCAAGTAATGGCGCTTTGGACGGAGTTGCTTTTTGTGGAGCGTTTACGCCTTCATCGCAAACAAAATTTGGTGTTTACTCAGGAATCCCAAACGGCACTCCCTATAGGCCTGACTGGAAGATTGTCTCTATCCCACAAGGACCTTTGAAGGCGACGGCAGAGCGGCAAAAGAAAAACGAGCAGAAAAAATATGTTGATCAGTATTTAATGGATAAACATGATTTTGGCGGCAACGCTCCACAAGACGACAAGGAAAAAGACAAAGAAGGTTCAGAAAAAGCCGGAATGCCAGGCACCGGCACTAACTATGTGCGTCGTGTAGGCGTTTTCAGGCATATACGAGCAGCTGATGGCCATGTGACTGAAGTTGACCACGATGTTAGAGATACAAGCAAGCATGGTCATGAAAGCTGGAAAAACGTAAAAACAGAAGTTGATTGCGTCGTTGGGGATAAGATTAAAATTTTAATTGGTAAAGGCACGCAGGCTATTGAGCCTTTTGGACCATCTCCAGGTTTTGATCCTGTTGATCTATCTGACATCCGTGCATCAATTCAGTCAGAGTGCGCTCGTTATGACCAGATGTTCCCTCTTGGGGCAACGTTCATGATTGGCCGAATGACTTTCAAAGTTACAGGACGAACAATAGATGGTCGTTTTGATCCTGATGTAGACGCAGACGACGGCCAAACAATAACTCTTGAGTGTATTGAGAGGTGGAGTGCTAAGCAAAACAGGCTTGGAATTGTTGATAAAGCTGCTTTAACTAAGCGGAGTCATTTGCCTTACACCAAGGGTGATGATGCCATAACTGAAGCGTTTTATCCAATCCTTCGTTATGAGCTTGGCACTGTCAGAAATACGAGAGCTTGTGACGTTACTGAGATAGGAATTAAGTCTCAAGTCTGGACAAAATTCAACGGCATCACGCACTTTGCGCCTCTTCCGACTCCTCGCAAGGTAGCTAATGGCAATAAAGAGGACATTTCTTATACGGAAGGCAAGATATCTTCTTACGCTCATCGCGTGTCTTTCTTTGCGCTTGATGTTCGTCCGAGTAATTACGATGCGAGCATAAATAATGGCAGAAATAATGGCTGGGAAAATATGGCTGGTGGATACTTGTTTGCCGTTGTTGGTGACGCTCCAGTTGATATGTACAACTCAATTCAAATTAAGCATCAAAGAAGGGATCAGTACGAGTACAGGTTTAGGCCGTTTGAAAGCTCGAGTATCACCAAGGGTGGCAAAGGTGGTGGAACGTTGCCTGTTTTGTCTTTGGATCAAAGAGCTGATTTACAGTCTTATCAAGTAACCACGCCTCATTACGGCACTTTTACTATTACAACCAAAGGTACGCTTATCGAGCCGAACCGATTTTATGTTCACAAGGAAATGGTAGCAAGGCACGATGAAGACTCTGAGGAGCCGAACATTGTTGTCAGCTACCAAACGCCTGAAAAAGATACAGACAACTACATTTTGACGCATGAGCATACTAAAGCGCTTGAAACAAAAGCCAACTACGAGATAGGCGAGGAAATTCGTTTCAATACTTTCAGTAATATATTCTCAATCCTTTTGGATTCAGACCCATACTATGACAACCTGCCTGTTGGCACAAAAGCCGTAAAAGAAGATTTCCAATACAGCAGAGAAGGGAATCGAAAGGTGTTTATGAGAGTTCATCTTGTAGCTGTTTATCGAGACCTGGGACTAGCTCACGGCAGAAATAAATGGTGGGAGCTTGATTATTACGAACTTGTCAGGGTTGAAGGCAATTTCAAAGATGGCGAGACTTTTGTGAAAACTGCTAGAAATGGCAATGATGTGCAATTTGGTTGGACATTTAAATTAACTCATCCATACAAACTTGGAGAGGCTCAATCTGAAACTAACCGCCTCTTCCAGCGCTTTAGTGGTGTTGCTGAGGTCTCTCATTACGGAGATTTGATTAGCAGAAGCTGTGATGGTAGTCCTGAGCATGAAGTTATTTACGTTAACGAATCTCTTGTTGAAGATAAAGCTCCTGTTTACGACGGTTGCGCTGTTGCTGGTCTCAAACTGAAGTCGAGTGACAACTTCAATCAGCTTGATCAAGTCCGCTTGTACATGGATCAAGGCTTAAAAGTCGAGCGTTTAATTGACAACGATACGGATAGCCAGGGCAATCCCATACCGGCGGCAAGCAACTTGCTGACTGACTTGCTCTGGTACTTGGTGACGAACAAGGACACTGGAGCGGGCGAGTTATTAAACAGTTCTTTGGTTGATAAAGCTGCACTAACAACGACCGGGCGCTACTTGCGTGCCAACAGGCTTTACTGGGACGATGTAATTGCTGAGCCGATTAACTTGCGTTCGTGGTTGGCAGAGCAAGCAGCAGGCGTATTGTGCTTTGTTGGCCTTAAAAATGGCAAGCTTAATTTAGAACCGGCTCTTCCGTATGACTCTAATTACGAAATCAACGCTAGCGAACCAGTCCCAATTTCAGCGATGTTTACGGGCGGCAACATTATTGAAGACAGCCTCGAAATAACGTGGCTTGAGCTTGAAGAGCGCAAGATGTTTAAGTCAGCCATTATTTATAGAGAGTCGCAGCTCAATGAGTTTCCTGAAGAAAAAACACTGACTGCGCATTACAGCGGCGACCAAGATCTTCCTATTGAGCAGTTTGATGCCCCATTTATTACAAGTGATGAGCACGCACGGAAGGTCGCTCGTTACTTCTTGGCCTTGCGCAAATACCTTACGCATACCATTACGTTTAAGACACTGCCTTGGGGCTTAAACCTAGAAGCAGGGAAGTTTATTCGTGTTGCTACAGAGCTGAGCCCGTATCGCCCAGATAACAACGGCATTGTCACAGCCGATGGAACGGTGGTTTCCGTTTCAGAGCTTGCTGATGGCAGTCACGATGTTTACTTCTGGCAACGTCGCACAGGAGAGGCGCAGGACGCGGTCCAAGAAGGCTCGCTGCAAATCAGTGGCGGCAAGGCGCAAAACCTGTTCGATTCAGTGTTTAGCGTTAAGGGGGGCAGTCATGCAGACGAGCAGATCTACCAAATTGAAGCCCTGGACATTGATCAAGATGGCATCGTCACGATCAAGGCAGGCAACTATGCAGTTGACTCTGAGGGTCGGAGCAAGATCGCAATCGACGTGATTGACACTGCTAACGCGATTACACTGGTGGGACCGACCATTGAAAACTGATGGCCTTCCCTTCTCATAAGCCTACTGGTCGGTCTTTTGACGCTGGTGACTACTCCTACAAAACGTTCAAATCTCAGTCGGGCAAAGAGGTTCGGATTTTGTACGGTGACAAGCGCACTGGCATGAAATTACAGCTGAAGTATCAAAATATCGGTGACAATCAAGCGGATGACTTTATCGGGCATTATGACGAAGTCAAAGGCGGCTTTGAGACGTTCACGCTTCCCAATGAATTTAGGGCAGGCTTTGAAGGCGTTGCGGAACGGATTGACGCAGCAACTGGCAACAAATGGCGGTATGAGTCTGCCCCGCAGCTAACGCAGGTGCGCCCTGGGATTAGCACTGTTACAGTAAATCTGATTGGCGTGCTCTGATGGCGAAGGTCTACAGCGGCAGAGACGGCGTAATGCAGCTTGCTGGGACGACCCTCGCCAAGGTCGTTAACTTTCAGGTGTCGTCAAATTTAGAGACGCTCGAAACCACAACTTTGGGTGATGGCGTTAGAAGCTATAGCCCCGGTGTGACCGGTTATTCAGGTAGCGCAACCTTGCTGTATTACAAGGATGACGCCAATGCCATTAACACGACCAACCTGCTGAACAAGATTTACAAGACTGGTACGTCAGGTGTCAGCAGTTCAGACACCGTTGAGCTGACGTTCCGGTGGGTTGATGGAACGGACAATAACGACATCAAGTTGACGGCGTATATCACCAGCGCAACCATTGGAGCGGCAACTGGCGATATTGTGCGAGCCGAGATTGCGTTCCAAGGCACTGGAGCACTGTCTACTGTCACAGTCTGATGAGCGTTTACCTTGGCACTTATGGCGAAATCGAGCTGGAGCGGGAGTTCGGTGAAAGCGAGTTGCGATCAACAATCAACCCGTCAGACGTCAATGTGACGGAGAAGCGCTTCAGCTTCGATTTTGAGCATGGTCAGTTAATTAGCGGTGACCAAGTTGAAATTACTAGCACCGACGGTTCAGGGCTTGATTTTATTGACAGCTATACGGAGACTAGCGTCAAGAAATTTGTTCACGTTGACGAGCTAGATGGAATCAGGTTTTATAACAGTTTTGCTCATGCCGTCAACGGTGGCAAAACAAATGCAGTTGCTTTGGCGGCTCCTGCAAACAACATTCCTATTCGTGTCAAGGTAGAAAATTCTGACTATAGAGTTCTTGCGCAGGTTAATGGGTTTGAGTTAAACACTGAGCGCGAAACGGTTGACACCACAGCGTTGTCGGACGAATTTCGTACCAGGATTAGCACGTTAATGTCTGGCTCTGGTCGAATGTCTTGCTTCTGGGAGTACACCGGAGATTCGAACAAAGAGCTTCCTAATTATCTTGTTGAGTTGTCTTTGCGAACCAGGGTTGGCAGCCGTTTTAAGGCACGTTTTTATATTAAAACGACGGGTAATAACCCAAGTGGGTCTGCAGCTACATCAAATGATGCGATTTTTTATGAGTTTACCGGCGTGCTGACTAGCTGTGCTGTTTCGTTTAGCCCTGGCGCGACTGTGCAGATACAAGCTGACTTTATTAGCACTGGAACGATTCAGTTGCGGATGGACCTTGAAGTTGTAAGCAAGCTGCTTCAAGAAAATGCTGATGACATCCTGCTGGAGCAGGGCACAACAGACGCTGTATTGCTGGAACAGGTCTGATTGCGGCTCTATGATGAGCCCATCGTGGTTCATGCGTAGGGTTTCATGGCTGACCTCAAGATCAGTGCCCTTAACAGCCTGGCTGGGGCTGATCTGGTTGCCGCAGACGTGGTTGCTGTTGTTGATAACAGCGCGAGTGAAACCAAAAAGCTAACGGTCAGCGATCTGATCTCAAACGGCACAACGCTGATCTCTGACGCAACGATTCCAAGCGCCAAGATTCTGTTTTCCGCTGGATCTATCGACACTGCAGAGCTGGCAGCGTCTTCCGTCGAAACTGCAAAAATCAACGATTCGGCTGTGACGGCAGCCAAATTGGCTGATAACTCCAGCGTAACGCTAGTTTCAACGCTGCCTGCGTCTGGCGATTTTATCGGTCAGATCGCGCTCGACACTACGAACAGCAACTCGATTGTTGTTTGGAGCGGGTCTGCTTGGTTGTCGCCATCGTCTACTGCGTCAATCAATGTCGTTAACGGCAGCACTAGCGGCATCGTCAACATCACCGCAACTACCAGTGGTGACACAGTCACGATTAGCGCGACATTAGACGACACCTCTGCTGCAGCTAACTTCCTTGCCGGTCCGACTGGTGCTGGTGGAACGGTTGGTTATCGCGCTATTGCAGGAAGCGATCTGCCTAAGGCCACAACTTCTACGAAGGGCGCTGTTGTCGTCAATGGCAATGGCCTGACGATGAGCAATGACGAGATTCAAATCAACAACAGCGTTACAGCCGAAACAACGAACCATCACGTTGTTCAATATGACGCTAATGGTCTGATTACGGCTGGTCGTGCCATTACTGGCGCTGACATTCCATCGGCAACGTCTTCTGTCAAAGGTTCTGTCTTCCCTGGAACTGGCCTTGCTGTAACCGCTGCAGGCGAACTAAATCACAGCAATAACATCACCGGCGGAACCTTTACGAAGGTCACTGTTGACACTGAGGGTCACGTCACCGCCACAACAAATTTGGTTGCTTCAGACATTCCTGATCTGCCAGCAACCAAAATTACGACAGGCACTTTGCCAACGGAGCGTGTTGCTAATGACGCGATCACTGCAGACAAACTTGCTAATGAGTCAACCACCAAGTTCATTGGTGCGGGCGCTACTGACAATGTGGTGACGTTCCCTGACGGGGACTTCAAAGGTCAGTTCGCATACGACGAGAAAAACGAAGACCTGTACGTCTATACCGGAAACTCCTTCATCCCTATCACCGTTATCAGCGGCAACCTTGTAAACGCTGGAACGTATAACGCCAGCACTAATCTGCTGACCAGTGTTACAACTGCTGGCTCTGCTGCTGGGTTTACGAGTGGTGGTTCGTTGCCGACACCAGCAACCACCAACCTGAACTATTACGTCGTCGTAGATACGAGCGGCACCGGTTCAGGCGCTGCGCCCAGTGTTGCACTGGCTCCTCCCGACATGCTCGTGTCTTTGGGCACGGGATCAACGTTCCAGTTGGTGGACGTTTCAAACGCTATTGCTGGTCAAACTGCAGCAAACATTTCTGTTGTTCCGGTTGGTTCGGTTGCAGCAACTAATGCGCAGGCTGCAATTCAAGAACTTGATACTGAAAAGCTGCCAAAAGCTGGCGGCACAATGACCGGCAACCTTGAGCTGGGTGCTGGCATTGTCATTGTCTTTGAAGGTTCGACGGCTAATGATTACGAGACCACGCTGACTGTTACTGATCCCACGGCTGATCGGACAATCACGCTGCCAAATGAGACCGGTACGGTTCTGACGACTGGTTCTAGCGGCGCTGTAACTAGCGCAATGATTGCCGACGGTGCAATCGTCAACGCTGACATCAACGCATCTGCAGAGATTGCTGTTAGCAAGCTGGCGAACGGTACTGCACGTCAACTGTTGCAAACTGATTCAACAGGCGCAGCTGTTGAGTTCACCAGCAATATCGACGTTCCTGGAACGCTTGATTGCACAGGCGCTGGCACGTTCGATTCAAGCTTGACCGTTACTGGCGTTATTAACGCAGACGGCAAGGTCAAGTTCCCTGCTGGTACGGCAGCACTGCCCAGTTTTTACAACGGCACAGATACAGATACCGGTCTGTACTTCAGTGCGGCTAATGAGATTTCTGTATCAACTGGCGGCACGCAGCGTGTTGTTGTTGATGCAAGCGGTCAGGTTGGCATAGGTGTTGCAAGTCCAGCGACAGGTGCAATGCTAGATATTGAAGGTGGAAACATTTTTTTAACCGAAAACAATAATGTTATTTGGCAAAATTCAGCCAGAGACACAAATCGCGGCGCTATTCAGTTTACTTCAGGAGGAGAATTTAAGGTTCGATACGGTGCTGCTCTGGCTGACGGACTGCGAATCGATAGCTCTGGGCGGTTGCTGGTTGGGACGTCCACTGCGTCTGCAACAGGAGAAGCTCAATATTCAACTCTACAAGTAAGTGGCAATACCTCAGGTGCAACTGGCCCAGGTATTATTAACATCAAACGTGGTCAAAGCTCTCAAACTCTATCCGACGGTACAACACTTGGACGATTAGTGTTTTCAGCCATTGGTGGTGGAGATAGTGCAATTATTCAAGCCAGTGTAGATGGCAGCAGTGGTGCCAGTGATTTCCCAGGATCTTTAAGATTCCTGACATGTGCTGATGGTGCGTCTTCTGCGACGGA